GTGAATATATCGCTATCGCCGGAGGGATATATTCACAGAGATTTTCCACAATATGCGGTTCGACAAGGAGTGATACCTTGAGTAAAGGCAAGCCTAAGCAGCTCGAACCTATCGATTTTGAGGGAGCCACCCAAGAGGAAGGCTCCCTTTCTCATGCCACCGCAACCGGCACGCGCCTCGACAGGCTCCGTGCCCTGCGCAGCAAACTCGCCGCGCACATTGACAACCCAAACACGCTGGCCCGTGACCTCGCCGCGCTCGCACGCCGATTCCAGGACCTCGATAAGGACATCGAGGAGCTGGAACAGCTAGAGCAACAGTACGGGGCAGAGATTGAAGGAGAGCACCATCATGAAGAAGATGCCCCCTTCGACCCGTCCACTCTCTGAGGTCGCCGCACAGCTCAAGATACCTGCTGGAATTGTGGCGACCGGTTGGCCGTCCATTGCTCGGCAGCTCATGAAGATGAGCTACCCGCTCGATAGCTGGCAGATTGATATTGGCCGCCTGGTTTTCGCGAAGCGCAAGGATGGGTTCTATGCCGCCGGCGTGGGTGGCGCCGCGCTGAGCCTGCCTCGACAGGTCGGCAAGACTCACATGATTGCTGGCTTTATCTTCGCCGCATGCATCGCTTCTCCGAACACGCTCGTCCTCTGGTCGGCGCATCGCGCTCGCACTCATAATGAAACGTTCCAGTCCATGCAGGGCATTGCGGCTCGCCCGGCGGTTGCCCCGTTCATCTCCCATGTCCGCCGCGGTGCCGGTCAGGAGGCCGTAGAGTTCGCGAATGGTTCACGAATTCTCTTCGGTGCGCGCGAATCTGGCTTTGGTCGTGGTTTCGCAAAAGTGGACGTAATCGTGCTTGATGAGGCGCAGATTCTCACCGAGAAAGCGCTGGACGACATGCTCCCTGCGACCAACGCGGCACCGAACGGATTGGTGCTGATGATGGGTACGCCGCCGAAGCCCAGCGACCCGAGCGAGGTTTTCACGCGTCACCGCGCCGAGTCGCTCGCCGGGGACCGCGACAAGCTATATATCGAGTGCGCAGCCGACCCCGGAGCCCGCGCCGACGATAAGAAGCAATGGGCTAAGGCAAACCCCTCATACCCGACACGAGTCAGCGCTGTCGCAATTGAACGCATGCGAAAGAACCTCACTCCCGATTCATTCAGGCGTGAGGCGCTCGGAATCTGGGACGAAGCAACAGCAACCCAGTCAGCCTTCACCCCTGAAGCTTGGCACGCCTGCGAGGGCGAAGCCCCCAAGGAGGGCCGCACCGTGTTCGGTGTGCGATTCTCTCCTGACGGTATGGAGGTTGCGCTCGCTGTCGCTCGCCGCCCGGATACTGGCGGCCCAATCTTCATCGAGGGCCTGCGATCTGAACCTCTGTCCAATGGCACCGGCTGGCTCGTAGACTTCCTCGCCGAGCATGCCTCCCGCGCTGCCCAGATTGTTATCGACGGCAAGGCGGGTATCGGCTACCTTACGAACGCGCTCCGTGAAGCAGGCGTGAAATCCAAGACGCTCATCTGGCAGCCATCACTGGACCAGGTCATTGTTGCTCACGCGACGGTCGAGCAGGCAATCATCGGCAAGGACCTCGCTCACAGCAACCAGCCTGAACTAACCCAGCAGGTGCTCTCCTGTACCCGCCGAAAGATTGGCAACCGAGGAGGTTTCGGTTGGCAGGCTGCAGAGGGAGGTAGCGTCACGATGTTTGAAGCTGCCACGCTGGCTTACTGGGGCGCACGCGTAACCAAACGCAACCCCGCACGGAAACAAAGGATTAGCGTATGAGTGACTTCTTCCCTATCCCCACCGATGGTGGGGATATTTTTACGCCCACCGAGTTGGCGCAGCTACGGCTCATGCGAGACCAGCTACAGGCCAAGCGCGCCAGGAACCGGGTGCGACAGAACTATTACGACCAGCGTGTAGGGCTCAAAGATCTGGGTATCTCGATTCCTCCGCAGCTGCGGAATATCGATTCGGTGCTCGGATGGCCTGCCAAGACCGTGGATGTGCTTGCTGACCGTATCCGATTTGAGAAGTTCATCTCGACTCATGAGAGCAATACCGACCCGTTTGGTTTGAATGAGTTGGTGGCGCAGAACGATTTTCAGGAGGTGTTCGCCCAGGCGGCATCCTCCGCTCTGATTAATTCGTGCGCGTTCATCACGGTCACTCAGGGCGATACTGAGGCGGGCGAGCCGGAGGTTCTTTGGCTGCCGCGTAGCGCTCACTGGGCTACTGGGCTGTGGGATCAGCGCAAGCGCTCGCTCGCCGCCGGGTTGTCTGTGACTCGTACGGATACGGACGAGTTTGGGGACGTGACGGTGCGCGAGGTAACCGTGTACCTGCCGGATAAGACGGTGGTGCTCGGGTTCCCTGCGGCTGGTGAGCGTGCTGAGGCGACTGCTGTTGTGCTGCCGAACCCAGTGGGGCGTCCTTTGATGGTTGCTCTGGTGGTGGGGGCTGACCTGCGCCGCCCGTTTGGGCGCTCGCGGATTACGCGGGCGGTCATGTCGCTTACGGATTCGGCGGTGCGTACGATTGTGCGTTCCGAGGTTGCGGCGGAGTTTTTCTCGACGCCGCAGCGCGCTATTTTGGGCGCAGACCCGGAGGCGCTGGAAGCGTCGAAGTGGGACGCAGTCATGTCGAAGATGCTCGCGATTAGCAGGGATGAGAACGGTGAGTTGCCGCAGATTCAGCAGTTCTCACAGATGTCGATGCAACCGCACACTGAGCAGTTGCGACAGTGGGCGGCGTTGCTGGCGGCGGAGTCGTCTATCCCGTTGAATGAGCTTGGTTTTCCCTCTGATAACCCTTCGAGTGATTCAGCAATTCAGTCGCAGCGCGACCCGTTGCGGCTGGCGGCGGAGCGCTGTATCAGGGGGTTCCAGTCTGCGTTGCGTCAGGTTGCTGTGCTGACGGTGGCTTTGCAGCATGGGTGGGAGACCGCCCAGGAGGCAACAACTGTACAGGCGCACTTCGCACCGACGGTGCATGTCTCGGATGCGGCTGCGGCGGATGCTGTGCTGAAGCAGGTGCAGGTCATGCCGTGGCTCGCGGAATCCGGCGTGGTGTTGGAGAAGCTCGGATACAGTGCAGCGACAGCGGAGCGGCTCATGAGTGATAAGCGGCGTGCCGAAGGCGTCCAGGCTCTTGGGTTCTATAAGCAGTACAAGGAACGCAAGGATGCTGAGAAGGCGCAGCGGCAGGAGAAGCTCGCGAAGCAACCGCTGGGTGAGTTTGAAGTAACAGAATAACGGAATGATAGCGAGGTACCCCCGGTATGGAAATGCAGGATATTAGGTACCTCGCCGAAGGCTTGAACGGTATCGTGGCGGAGGCTACAGATCTGTTTGAGGCACGCATCAGGGAGCTTGTTGAGCAGGGTGCACCGTGGGAGCTGGTGCGTGAAGAAGCACGCCGCATGTTCATCTCACTGGTGGACGGATACCGTGTGCAGGCTGAAGCTTCGGGGGAGGAATGGTACCGGTATCTGCGGGAGCTCGCTGTGGGGGAGGCCGCAGGGGTGCCTTCTGTTGAGGTGCCGCTGGTGGAGCGCAGGAAGTTGAGCTCTGCTGTCTGGTGGGCTTCGCAGTGGCTAGAAGAGCCGAACGTGGATGTGGAGCGTGCGCTGGCGGTGTTATCCGAGCGGCTCGACCAGTTCATCAAACATGCTGGGCGCGAGAAGGTTACCCAGCTTGCGGTGGCTGATCCGGCAGCGAAGCGTTTCGGGCGTGTGCCGGTGGGCTCCACCTGCACCTGGTGCGAGATGCTCGCTTCGCGCGGGTTCGTCTACACTAGCCCTAAAAGCGCCGGTATGTTTATGCGGTTCCATTACAAGTGCGATTGTCAGGTGGTGCCCGGGTTTGAGGGCAAGAACCCGGTGGAGGGTTACGATCCTGGCGTGTATAAGGCTCGGTATGATGCGGCTGTTGAAGCGTTGCGTGCGGAGTCGAAGCCTGGAACACGCTTTGTTGATCGGGATGTGGCGTGGCGGATGGGTGTGATGTTTCCCGAGGTGTACGGCCGTAAATCGGCGGCTCTGGCATGGGAGGGTGAGACTATCCCTCTTGGAGATGGTGTTGCTGCACGTGTGGCGGCAAAGCATACCAAGCAGGATGCTCAAGCGTTGCAGCGCTGGGCAGAAGGTAAACAGCCAGATGGGATACCGTATTATGTGCGTCTGCAGAAGGCGATTCTGGGTGAGATTCCCTGGACTCGTGAGCTGAAAAAGCTTCGTCGCGAGTTGGATAGCGCGATTGACCGGTCTGTGGTCTTGGAATCGTTTACGGTATCGCGATGGGCACCATTAGAGACTTTCGGTGTGGGCAAGATTGAGGAAATATACTCGCTTCGAGGCTCATTCATAGAGCACAGACCGTATATCGCTGCTGCTGATAAACCTAGTGGGGTAAAAACTAGTAGTGGACGAGTTCAGATGCACGTGTACGTTCCTGCGGGGTCTGGGCTCGCGCCGGTCTGGACACACACAGAGAAATATCGGGGCCAGCGAGAAATTCTGTTGTTACGAGGTGGTATGCTAGACATAATAGACGTCATGAGTATGCCTGACGGTTCCCCGCTGGTTTTTGCATATTATCAGGAGGTTCCCCATGAGTAGCGAGATCGCAGAAGAAGCTTACGATTATCGTGAAGACCCTGAGTATTGGCGTGCCCCGTTCGATTTTACGAAGCCCATATCTGATGCAAATACTCCGGAGGGGTGGATGCGTGCTGAGTTGAAAGGGCGTTTTTTCAACGCTCCGGTGGCACGCCCCGGTGCCGAATATGAGTGGGGTTTAGCAGAGATTAAGCGTAGGAACGAAGCTAAGGAATTCCCCTTCAGATATAGCGAAGTAACCAGGTTGTATCGTGAGAAGGTAGCTAATGGTGAGTTGCCGGATGTTTATGCTGGCACTCCATACGATTTGGCGCTTTTGCCTTTCTAACGTAGTTTTCCCTTTCCGCCCGGGGTTTTGGGCGGCATAACCGAATATAGAACATATTTTTACAACACCACCCGTGTAGACGAGTTTTCGTCTGCACCGGGTGGTGTTGGTGCTTAACGAAGCAAGGAGCAACCCTATGAGTGAGAACACCACAGTCGAGACGGCAGAAGCCTCCGAGCAGCCGCAGGTAACCCCCGCGGATGTCGCGGCGGCGCAGCACGAGCACATGGAGGAACCCGCGTTTCGCACCATCACCTCGCAGCGCCAGCTTGACACCATTATCGCCGAGCGACTCAAGCGTGAACGTGCAAAGTTTGCCGACTACGCCGACCTGCGCGAGAAGGCAGCCACCGTGGACGAGCTGACCACTCGTGCCGAGCAGGCAGAAGGGCGTCTAGCCGAGCTCGAGCACGCGGAGAAGGTGCGCGGATGGCGTGAAGCCGCCGCCGCCGAGTACGGTGTTCCCGCTTCCGCCCTGCGCGGGGAGACGCAGAAGGAGCTAACCGAACACGCGGCGCTCTTGTCTGAGCTGCTCCACGGCGGTGCTACCGGTGGTGCGGCGGGTAACCGCACCGTCATCAAGACCGAGGGTGAAGGTGCGGGGCTTGCGCTCAATGGCGACCCGCTACTGGACAAGCTCAAGGGCGTCCTCGGCATCTAGCTAATCCTCTTCTAGGAAAGGAAAAACCGTTATGGCTATTACCGCCGCAACTAAGACCAGCAACCTCGCCGGGTTTATCCGCCCCGAGATTGCGCAGGCATACTTCGCAGAGGTTCAGAAGGCCTCTGTGGTGCAGTCTCTGGCACGTCAGGTGCCTCTCTCTGTCTCTGGTGAGGCTATCCCCGTCCTGACTGAGAAGCCCACCGCCTCCTGGGTGGAAGAAGGCGCTAAGAAGCCCACCACCCAGGCGGGGCTGACCATGAAGACCATGACCCCGAAGAAGATTGCCGCCATCGCGGTGGTCTCCGCCGAGGTCGTCCGTGCGAACCCCGGTAACTACATGGAAGTCCTTCGTCAGGAGATCGCTGAGTCGTTTGCTCGCGCGTTCGACGATGCCGTTATTCACGGCACCTCGAACCCGTTCGGTGTTGGTACTAACCTCGCCTCCACCAGCAAGACTGTGAAGCTCGGTACTTCTCCCGCGAACAAGGGCGGTATCTTTGCCGACCTGAACTCGGGTCTGGATCTGCTGGTGAAGGACAAGAAGAAGCTCAACGGCTTCGTGTTCGATGACGTTGCTGAGCCGCTGTTTAATGCCTCGGTGGATGCTAACGGTCGCCCGCTGTTCGTGCCTGAGCCGACCGTGGCAACCGCTGCTGTGCGTTCCGGTACCGTGCTGGGTCGTCCTGCTTCGTTCGCTGATACCGTGGCGAACGGTACCACTGCCGGTTCGGTGGTCGGTATCGGTGGTGACTTCTCGAAGGCGCTGTGGGGCACTGTGGGTGGCATCAACTTCGATGTGTCCACCGAGTCCACCGTGACTATCGGTAACCAGCTGGTCTCTCTGTGGGAGAACAACCTGGTCGCGATTCGCGCCGAGGCAGAGTTCGGTTGGCTCATCGAGTCCAACGCCCACTTCGTGAAGTACACCCTCTAACCTGGGCTGGGAGGTGCGTGACCTGTGATGATGGATGATTTTCCCGAGGTCACCGTGGAGGCGTTGCGGGCGCGTTGGCCGGATATGCCGCCGGGCTCCGAAGAGCATGCTCGTGTCCTTCTTGAGGATGCGGGCGTACTCATCCGTGCGGCAGCGCCCGGCTGGTTCAACCTGCCGGCAGAGGCTATCACGATTGTGGCGTGCCGGATGGTCAAGCGCGCCATGGCAGCAGGGGCATTCGTGGAGGGCGCGTCATCCTTGACGCAGACGGCGGGGCCTTTTAACCAACAGGTTAGCTTCGCAAACCCGAACGGGGATTTGTACCTATCCCGAGCTGAGAAGAAGCTGCTCGGTATCGGGTCGCAACGCGCCACCACCATTGACCTATTCCCTGCCTCCGGTTGCGGGATGGGAGGTGAAGTGCATGGGGTGGCTCAAACCCCGGTTCACGGTTTCACACTCGGCCTGGACTGAAGAAACACCTGATAGTTGGGGTTCCCCTACACGGGGCTGGAGTGCTGCAGTGCAGGTTGAGGTGTTTGGGTGGGCTTCACCGGGCGCGGATTCTGAGATTCGGGATACCGCGACCGGGGTTCGCCGTGACCTTGACCTGTACGCTCCAACCGGGTTCACCCGCCCCCGCGACCGGGTAACCGTGGACGGGGTGCTGTACGAGTGCGTCGGCTGGCCAGAAGACTACACGCACGGCCCTTTCGGATTCGAGGCGGGGTACCGTATCAATCTCAAACGAGTGGAAGGCTGACAGACGAGTATGGGCAAGACGAAGGTGAAGCTGACGTTGGCGGGGTTCTATGGGCTGCGCACCAGCCCGGAGATGCTTGCCGCCCTGAACACGGAGGCGGCGAAGGTTCAGGCTCGCGCCGGAGCCGGGTTCGCGTCCTCCGCGAAAGCTGGCGCGAAAACAGCGGTGGCGCGTGTCTACCCGACCGGTGCCGCTGGTGTCCGGGCGGAAGCTAAGCACGGTGCCCTGTCCAAGGCCGTGGGCGGGTGGAACCGATGACACCGCAGGTTGGTTCTGGCAGGTTGTATGCTCCGGATGTGTTCGCAGCGCTCCGCAAGGAGGCAAAAAGCTTGTGGAGTTCCCCGGTGTATGTAGCGGAGCCGCCAAACCCGCGCCCGGACGGTGTGTTCGCGGTGTTCACCCCTTCGGGTGGTGCCGAGGGGTCCCCGGCGCATGGGCAACGAGCATTTATTGCCGATGTGTGGGGTTCCACCGCGCAGGATGCATACAACGCAGCGGAAATGTTGCGAGGTGCGCTGCGTAGCATCGTGAACCAGGAGATCCTCGTAAGCGTTGGAAAGCCCGTGCTGGTCTACGGTGTAGAGCCTGTGGGGGGTGTGGTGTGGATGCCAGACCCTGACGATAAGATCCCGCGATTCCGGATGAACTTCACGGTGACGTACCGGAACACGCAGATAGACCAGTTATAGCCCCTGTTGTGGGGCAGGAAGGAGCATATTATGGCGCTTGTTGCTGATAATGTGCGTGTCGCTGTTACCGGCGGCGTTTATGTTGGTGCCATCGGCACCGCAACCCCTGCTAACGCGACCGCCGCGGTGGACGCGAAGCTGAAGGACCTTGGCTACATTAGCGAGGACGGGGTGACTCAGAGCATCGACTCTGACACCAGTGAGATTAAGGCCTGGCAGAACGGTGACGTGGTGCGTGTCATTCAGACCTCGCACAAGGTCACTTTCCAGTTCACGCTCATTGAGACGAACGAGGAAGTCCTCAAGCTGTTCTACGCGGACACCACTGCGAACGGGTCGCTGGTGCGAATGACCGGCGCACAGTCCCCGCACCAGACGTTCGTGCTGGACGTTCTGGACGGCAAGAAGGTTCTGCGTATCGTCATCCCCGACGGTCAGGTAACCGAGCGTGGCGAGGTGACCTACAAGAACGGCGAGGCTGTCGGCTACCAGGTGACCGTCACCGCGTACCCTGACTCGCAGGGCGTGAAGGCGTACAAGCACCTGGGCACCAAGCTCTAATAGGCTGGTTTAGGTTTGCGGCACGCCCCTTCTTCTGGTTGTGCATTGTGGTTGGCTCCCTTTGAGGGTTTCTGGAGCCACAGGCCGCGCACACCAAGGGGGCGTGCCGCGCTCGCTTCCCCTACGAAACCCTACCCGATACGTTTTGATTTGGAAGGAAACCCCTCATGTCGGAGAAGAACTACGCGTTTACCCGCACCAGTGACAAGAAGGCTGCAGGTGGCGCGCCGGTCGTGAAGGTGAAGCTGCGCGGCAAGACCTGGCAGGTAGACCCCGCCGCGCTGGATGATGCGGAGCTGATGGAGCAGCTGCTCGCGATTGACGAAGGCAACCCCAAGGGTATGTTCTCCGCGGTGGAGTCGTTGCTCGGTGCCGAGGCAAAGCAGGACGTGTTCGAGACGCTCCGCGACCCTGAGACCGGGCGTGTACCCATGACCTTGTTCACCGGGTTCTTTACCGACATGATGAACGCTTTGAACCCAAACTCCTAAAGCTCGCGGCTCTCCTGCGGGAGAACCGCGAGCTTGTGGAGATTGACCTCATCCGCTACTACCATGCCCCGTACGCCGCCCTAGCCGCGGAGTATGGGGCACAGTTGGTGGCGGCGATGGTCGTGAACCTGCCGCCAGATTCGGCGACCATGCGGCATTACGCGCAAGGTTGGGGGCTGGAAGCCCAGCTACTGGCCGGGGTGTTTGACCGGCTGGTCGAGGCGAACTGGCAGCGCAGTGCAGACGGGCAGAAAGGCCGGAACAAGCCGAAGCCTCTGCCTCGCCCCGGTGTGCAGGGCGCGGGTGTGCGTGTCGGTTCGGGCAGTATGAGCCTGGACGAAGCGAAGTACTGGCTGGCGCAGCGGAGAGCCGGTGGTGGTGCCGTGGTGGGGCAGGAAACAATCAAATAACCGGATAGAGGAAGTGATGATATGGCTGGCGGGTATGAGCTTGCGAAGGCATACGTGAGTGTGCTCGCCTCGACCAAGGGCGCGGGCGCACAGATTGTGTCTGAGATTGGTGAGGCTGGCGACCGTGCAGGTTCGCAGGCAGGTACTAAAGCGTCCTCAGCGTTCGGGCGTATCTTCTCATCTTCCGTTGCCCCGCTGGTGGCGAAGGCTATCGGCGGTATCAGTATCGGCTCGGTTTTTGGTACCGCGTTTGCGAAGGGTTTTAACCGCCTGAAGGCTATTGATGTGGCGCAGGCTAAGCTCCGAGGCTTGGGCAATGACGCTGACGCGGTGTCCGTGATTATGCAGAACGCATCCGCGTCCGTGAAGGGCACCGCGTTCGGTCTGGACGCTGCGGCAACCGCCGCAGCTGGCGCGGTTGCCGCCGGTATCCAGCCGGGCGAACAGCTTGAAGCTGTCCTAAAGTCGGTCTCCAACTCCGCCGCGGCGTCTGGCTCCAGCATGGAGGAAATGGGCGGAATCTACGCTAAGGTTGCGAGTGTCGGCAAGGCACAGAATGACGTCCTCGCACAGGTCGCAGACCGAGGAATCCCAATCTACCAGGCATTGGGTAAGCAGCTTGGCGTGACGGCAGAAGAAGTTTTCAAGATGGCCTCTGACGGCAAGATCAACTTCGAGCAATTCGAGAAGGCGATGACCTCCGCCGCCGGTAACGTCGCATTCGAAATGGGCAACACGCTACCTGGCGCGTTCGCCAACGCACAGGCCGCGCTCGGTCGCTTCGGTGCAAACATCCTTACCGGCATATATCCCGCGCTCACCAAATTCTTCCTGGCATTCCAGCAGTGGATGAAGCCGGTCGAAGCATTCGGTAAGGTTATCGGCGCACAGATTGGGGCGGGTATCACCAAGGCTGGAGAAGCCATTAGCGCCTTTGCTGCGGGCTTCAAGTCCACCATGGGCGATGGTAAGAGCTTCACGGTCACCTTCGAGATTATCCGTGAAGAGATTGCCCGGTTTGCCTCCGCGTTCCAGACCCAAGGCACGGGCATTGTCGGTGTAGCCCAGAAGGTAGGGGCATTCCTTGGGACCGTCTTACCTCCTCTGCTGCATTCCTTCGTCTCGGTTGCACTGAATATTATCCGAGTGGTGGGCTCCCTGGCGGTTGCGTTCAAATCCGTACTCCCTAACTTCAGTGGAGCAGGGGACGGCGCAAACATAGCAACAAGTGCATTCGATATCCTCGAATCTTCTATCCGTCTACTCTCAACTGGCCTCTTCCAGCTCTCCCAGTTCATCGAAAACCATCAGCAGGGAGTCGGCAGGCTCGTCCTCGCACTCGGGACCGCCGTCACCGCATACAAAGGCGTGACAACCGCAATCGGGCTGGGAAAGAGCACCATCGAATCCTACAACACCGCTATGGGCGCCATTTCGTCGGCCAAAGACACCGTCATGGGCGTAGCCGAAGGATTCAAAATGCTAACCAGCGGAGCAGGCTCCGCCCGAGAAATCGCAGAACTCGGAAGGAACTACCAGCTGGGTGCAACCGCCGCCTCCGTCTACGAGGTCGCAGTCCGCGCAGCAGCTGCAGCACAAACCGCTTTCAACACCGCCGCAGCAAACATCGCAGGCAACCTCTCCAAAGCATTTGGTCTGATGAAGGCTAATCCCTTTACCTCTCTGGTCGGTGCTATCGGCATCGTAGCAGGTGCGCTCGCCTACTTCTTTACTCAGACGGAGACTGGGCGCGCCGCGTGGGAATCGTTGATGCAGGCTATCCAGCCCGCACTGAACACAATCCTGCCACTCATTGGCCAGCTGGGCGAGAAGCTGATTCAGTCGCTTCAGCCGGCACTCCAAATCATAATGCCTGCGCTGCAGCGATTTGCGGAGATGGCCGGCCAGGTCTTTAGCCAGGTCGTCCAATCTGTCCAGCCGGTAATTGAGCGCCTCATTCCTCTAATCGGCAGCGCTATCCAGGCTCTGCTACCTATTCTGGGGCAGATGGGTGCAGCGCTGATGGAATCACTCGGACAGATTGGGCAACATCTGGCGCCGTTGCTCCCGATGATTATCCAGTTCGGCACCCAGATCATGCAGGCGCTCGCTCCGGTGGGAGAACAGCTGATGAATCAGCTTGTCCCTGCGCTCGCTCAGCTGGGAGCTGCGGTCATGGCGATGCTCCCGCAGATTATGGACATTTTCCGTCAGTTGGGGGAGATGTTGCTCCAGTTGGTGCCGGTGTTCGGGCAGATTGTGGCGGTAGTCGTGGATTTGGGCACTCAGGTCCTTGCCGCACTCATGCCTGCTATTCAGGGGCTATTGCCGGTGCTTGCGGCAATCGTGGGGGCGGTGGCAGGTGTTGTCGTTGTCCTCGTGACCTCGCTGATTCCTGTCTTCGCCTCCGTGGTGCAGGCAATCGTCCCTCTCATCACGACACTGATTGACATTCTGGTGCCTGCAATTCAGGCGGTCTTGAACGTGGTCACGACCGTGGTGCAGGCAATCGTCCCGATTGTTCAGGGCGCCCTTAATATCGTCGTCGGCATCATCAAGACGGTGACCGCAATCATTAAGGGCGATTGGTCTGCCGCGTGGGAGGGCATCAAGCAGATTCTCTCCGGTGCCTGGGAAGTCATCAAGGGTGTCGTCGTTGGTGCAATCAACATCGTCAGCTCCATCATCACGAACGCTGTGAACCTGATTCGCAGCATCTGGGACGCCGCATGGAACGGAATCGGACGCATTGTCTCGACCATCTGGGAAGGCATCAAGAACGGCGTGGCTGCAGGCATCAACACCGTGGTCGGATTCTTCCGCTCGATGGGCTCAGATATCATCGGCGTGGTGCGGGGCATCCCTGGTCAAATGATCTCTATCGGCCGCGACATCGTGGGAGGTATCGCATCTGGTATCCGCAACGCCGCCGGCGCGGTGATGGATGCCGCCCGCAGTGTCGTCAACGCTCTGCCTGATTTCGTGAAGTCTGCTCTAGGAATTCACTCGCCGTCTCGTGTCATGCGTGACCAGGTGGGCGTGTGGATTCCTGCGGGCATCGCCGCCGGTATCGACAAGACATCCGACATGGCTGTGGACGCGGTGCGGTCGATGACGGACGCTGCTGTTGAGGCGGCACAGGATGGGATGGGTTCTCTCTCGATGGCGCTCACCCCGGGCGCTATCAGTGGCGGGTTCAACATCGGTGGAGTTGCCGCTGGTGTGGGTCGCGCTTCGGCACGCGCTGCTGTGGCGACCCCTGCTGTTGGTAGGGCGTTGCATGTGCATGTGAATGCTGGTGAGGAGATGGCTCCCGAGCGGTTCGGTCGGCGTGTTGGTGAGGCCATGTCGCACCAGCTGAGCGGTTTGGAAGGAGCGTTGCTTTGATAGGTAAGGATGGGCTCCGCGTGGAGCTGACCGGGGCGCACGGCACCCTGGTACTCACCACCTTTGAAGAGCCGGCAGGAGACTTGGAAGTGTGGGTAACCGACCTGGCGGGCTGGGTCGGCGGCGTTGGAGTTGAGTCTGATGATGCGCAGCGCAAACTCGGGCACGGCATGGTTCACGCCCCGGCGCGCCGTACCGGGCGCACGCTCACGCTCAAAGGTAGCGCTGTGTCGAACACGGGCGTGCAGGTGCGCGAGCTTGCCGACCGGTTCGTTTCATCCCTGATGTGGGATGGGCGACTCGGCACGCTCCGGGTCGCCACGGACACGCTCGACCTAACGGGAGAGGTCCGGTTGGATGGGGACGTGAAGGTAGAGTTCCTTGGGGACTCCGCCTTTCTATTTGAGGTGCCACTGTTTGCACCCGAGCCGTGGCTGTACGCGCCACCGCGCACCTATCAGCTTTACCCAGCCGGCGCGGGGGTTGGTTTGCGATTCCCGCTGTTCGTGCCTGAGCAACCCACACGCGGTGTGCTCTCGTTTGGCTCGCAGGCTCCGATGACGACTTCGATTGTAAACGAGGGCAACGTGGATGCCTACCCGATCTACACAGTGCGTGGGGATTGGTCTAGCGGGTTCCGCATCACTGCGGAGAACCGGATTATCGAGTACCCGTACGCGGTATTGGCAACCGCACCAGTCACAATCGATTGCGCCCGAGGCAGGTTGCTGATTGGTGGCGTGGACAGGACGAGTGAGCTGGTGTCGCGCGAGTGGCATAAAATCCCGCCGCGTGCCGGGTTCGTGCCGGTTGTGCAGGCGCTCGCGCCGGCAACCGGTTGGGTCGATGTAACCGCACGCTCAACATACATTTAGGAGAGAACATATGAGTGTTGGTTTTGGAATGGCGCCGGACGCGCAGGGGAACGGAACCACCCCTGACGATCTGCAGGCAGTGCTCGCGGCGCAGTACCCCGAGCCGGGCATTATCTCCGGCTGCACGGTGGGCACCCGCTCCAGCATGGAATACGTCGTCGCCCCGGGCGCAGTCGTGGTGCATATCGCGCCGAGCCGTGCGGTGCTGGTGCCGGTGGTCGGGCAGACCATCACCACGCGTCCAGCGCCGGCGACCGGAGCTCGCACCGACTACGTTTATGTGGAGCAGCAGACCCAGCCCGTGAACGGATCCATTAGCGCGCGAGTCGCGGTCGGCACCCAGGTGCCGGACAATGCGGTGGTGATCTCCAAGCGCGAGATTAAAGCGGGCATGACTGGCACGAATGCAGCACCCGAGACCGCCAACGTGACGTTCGCCCGACCAATCGGCGGCACCCTCGGTGTGCTGTTCTCGCACAAGACCGAGACGGATACGGTGCACGACAAGACGGACGGCGTGATCACTCGCGGCAAGGGCATGTTCTTCCTACCCACTGACCGTGCCCTCGATATTCGACTCACCTCGTCCATCTCAAGCGTCGCCGCCAACGTTGCGAAGGGGACACTCTCCACCTCCGCAGCTTCCAGCTCCCCGTCCGACCGTGGCAGCGTGAACTACGACATTTACATTGACAACAAGTTGGTGCTACGTCGCGAACGAGTCTTCACCAACGTGTGGGACACCGTCGATTATTCGGACGTGGTGGTGCTGCCGAAGGGCTCGCACACGATCCACTACACCGTGAGCCTGCGCGTGTGGGGCTGGGAGAAATGGACCACCCGCTATGAGGGCTTCGGAGCGAAGTACCCCTCGGATGTTCTGCGGGTTATCGACATGGGCGTGGCAAAGGAGTAGCTGTGGGATTCAGGCTGTACTGGCTGGATACGGTGACCGGTGCGGTCGGTTCCCCCATCCAAGACGTGACCGCATGCTCCTGGGCGATAAGCCTAAACAAGGTCGAGGAGCTGACTTTCACGATTCCGAAGCGGAGCTTGGCAGGGCACCAACGCACAACCTATGAGCCGCTCACAGGCGGCGTGCTCCTCACCCACACCGGGCAGGACGGCACCGAGTACCCACTTATTGCCGGCCCCATCATCGATTGGGGCACCGAAACCGGTACAAACCTGGAACTCAAGTGCGCGGGTGTGCGTGAGCTGTTCGAGCGACGCACCATTTGGGACACCCTAACCTACAAGACCATGAGCCTAGGCGAGATTGCCTGGGCTCTTGCCGTGCACTGCATGAACCGCCCCGGCGGCGGACTACCGGTGGTGCACGGCGTGCAGGGTGGGCTCGGGGCACAGACCCGAGAGCGCACCTATGAGCGGTGGAACGTCGCGAACAACCTCATCGGCAAACGCTGGAGCGAGCTGTCGGCGGTTATTAACGGCCCCGATATTATGCTGCGCCCTCGCTGGAAGAGTGAGGCACACACTCATATTGAGTGGGTGTTCATGCACGGGGTTGAGGAATACCCGTTCATCGCGCAGAAGTTCACGCCGGACTTCGACACAACCGCGCTCGCCGCAGCCGACATCGAGGTGAAGGTGACCTCCACGGGCAAGGACATCACGCACCGCATTTGGTGCACAGGTGCCGGAGAAGGCGAAGGCACCGCCATCGCCTGGGCGGAGAACCTCTCGCAGGTGTGGCGCGACCGTGCACCGTTTGTCGAGGGCATCATCACCGATGCAGACCAGGCCGACACGTTTGTGCTGAAGCAGAAAGCTGAGGGCGCGTTGGCTGCGCGGTCAAAGATGATTGACCAGGTCACCATTGAGATGGGCACCGACAGGCTCGGCGCTCCGCTCGGGTCGTGGTTTGTGGGCGATACCGCCACCGTCACTCTGGCTGGCTGGTTGTCGGTGCCGGATGGGACGCGGCAGATGCGCATCATCAAGATGACCGGTACCCTCGCCGGGTCGGTGACGCTGGATTTTCAAGAAGCATCCTGGCAATAAAAAAGACAGGGAGGTAACCGGTGGTTGATTATATTGACCAGCGCCCCACGCCCGCGCAGGCGGTGGACACGCTACGTGCGCAGCTCATCAGGGCGCGCACGCCCGCATCTACGCCGCACGGTATTAAAATCGCGCGTCAGAACGAAGCGACCCTGTACCTGGATTCCACCGGTTCGGCGCGCCGCTGGGACGGGGACACGCTCGCGAATTTCGATGAGCGTCTGTCCGAGGCGGGCAAGGTCGTAGCGCAGGCACGACAAACCCTTCAGAAGGCTGAGCATGGTCTGGTCGAGGCGGAGTCCCGCATCCAGGCAGTGGAGCAGCAGACCAGTAAAGACGCCATCACCAAAAAGGCGGTAGCGGGACTTAAAGGTTTGTCAGAGCCGTGGATTGGGCGGGACATGATTGTGCCCGGCACTATCGATGTGCGGCGTTTGAACGTGACGCAGGAGTTGGCGGCGCAGGTGGTGCGCGCGATGAGTGCGGAGACGAAGAATCTGGTGGTGACCGAGGACGCGATTTTGAACAGAGCCACGATTATCGAGGGGCTGGTGACGTCGAAGGTCGCGGCGAAACTTGTCACGAGTGGCCTGCTTCAGACGACGGAGGCGGAACGGCGCGGCCTGAAAATCAACTCGTCCGGCATCACCGCATACAACCACTTGGGTGAACAGACTGTAAAGATTGACGCCAATGGTGTGGAGAATGAGTTCCGCGGCACCTTCCACACCTCCGACAAGTCCAAACCTGGCCTCTCGATTTACACCACCCCCGGTCGCGGCCCAGCGGGGAGCATAGACTCGGTCATCGAGATGCGCACTGGCGCGAGCAATGCCACCACGCCCTCGGGTGTGGTCCGCATGAACCCGCAGGGCGCGCTCACCCTTGGTGTGCAGCCCTCGGGTACGAACCCCGCCGATGTGAAGGGACTCGTGGTGCTCCCTGACGGGGATGTGACCGTGCAGGGGCGCATGATTATGAACCAGGGCATGTACCTGCGCACCCTCATCGAGCAGTCCGAGACAACCATCTTCATTGCTGTTGGGCCGCTGGAGATCCCGCGCCACTCTGCAGTGCGGAGGCGCATCACATTCCGTGAGCAGGTGCAGCTCCCTGTGGTGGTTACGCAAGCCGGCAACTCGATCTGGCCGATTGTGTCGAACGTCTACTCAAGTTCCAGAAGCCACGTTGAGGTGATTGTGCACAACGTGACGAATGAGCTCATCCGGGATGCGTGGGTGGATGTCGTCGTCCTGCCCATCAAACGATAAGGAGAAACGAAGTGACTTTGGAGCAGTGGCAGGCTAAAGCCTTGTACCTTCAGGAAGAAAACGAGAAGCTGCGACGTGAGCTGCTGGATGAGCGGATTCTTGCCGGTGTCATCCGCTTAGAATCCCCCGAGACCACCCCGGCACCTGATCCGGAGCCGGTGGTGGGTGAGGTTATCGACCCGGGCGAGCTGGTGGGCGATGGGCTCTAAAATCGAGGTGAACTTCGGCAAGACCGGGTACCCGCCCGGCACCACTGGAGCTGTCGCGTTCATCCCCTCCCACCCTGGCGTTGAGTTAGGCACCGCCGAGACAACCGGGTGGCTCGGTGCAGGGCAGCAACTCTATGAAGATGCCACCGAGACGGGCATGGTCGAGCTGGCTGTGCCAGAACATGGTGCAGTGTCCTATGATGTGGTCGCTTACCTCAAAGACGGGGATGGAGTGATGCTGGAGGGGCAGCCCGTGCAGCGTCTCACCATCCAAGCCGGAGACGGCCCCGTGACGCTGCAGGACGCGCCACTGCTCGTCCAGGCAGGGGAGACCGTGACGACGCAGACCTATGCACGCCCCTCCTGGGTGTCCAGTCCGGTAGAAGCACCCGCTCCCGCGCCGGTACCGCACCCGGATAAACCCAGTAGTGATGATGGAGGGCATGTTGCCCCGGTTGCACCTACGGTACGTCCCATCCTGGACATGTCCGAGGTCCGCGACTATGTAGACAAGCAGCAACGCATTCTGGATGCGAAGCGCTCCTACCGGGCACGGATGCGCTCGATTGTGCCGCCAACCTATTTTTACCCCGACTACTGGAAACCGGTCGCGGAGCAGAACTGGCACACCATGGCGCAAGCATCCGAAGTCTGCCCGTTCCTCATCATCAACCCGGCGTCTGGCCCTGGAGAAGGTCCCGGATCCCCGCAGCACAAGGATTTCACGAATCAGCTCAAGCTCAACAGGGGTGAATACGGGCAGAAAATCTACGGCTACGTGCGGACGGGTGCATCGATTGGGCAGCCACGCGACCTGGAGACTCTGTTCGATGAGGTGCGCAAGTACATCGACTGGTACGACGTGGACGGCATCTTCTGGGACGAGGCGTATAACGGCTGGGGCGACCAGGCAGGCAAGGAGGAATTCCACCACCGCATCGCCGACCGCTTCAACGCACTGTACCCGTGGATGCCCACAATCGTGAACCCCGGCGCGAACACCACCGCCGGGATGGTCGGCACTGGCTGGCACATGATGACGTTCGAGCAGGAAGCCTCCCTGTATCTAACTGACAAGTACCTCGTGCAGGAGCACTACAAGGGGCAGCCGAGGCAGATGTTCTGGCATTGCATCCACGACATCACGGGGTTTGAGCAGGCGGTGCAAGTGCTACGCCTGGCGGACACCCTGAACGTAGGCATCCTTTATCTGACGGACGACACAATCTGGGAGACCAAGGACGGAACGCGATCCAGGACGGCAAACCCGTACGATCGCTTGCCTGCCGCGTGGCTGTGGAGGTTGCAGATTGCATGGGCGAAGGGTGAGCTGGATGATTACCTCACCCAGGTTGATATTCTGCGGCAGAACCTCGCCGTACTTGAGTCTGTCAGGGCTCCGGCGGAGACGCTAACTGCTGCGAGGTTGAAGATCCAAGCAATGACAGGAGGAAACTAGCATGGGTGTGGTAGACAACCTGGCGGAGTCCGGGTTCGTGCCTGCTTATGGGCTGGTGACGGCAAAGTTCGTTACGCACCAGCACGCGCCGGGTGCTGCAGCGGATGGTGTGCCGGTGCAGGGGCGTGTGGTGTTTACACCGACTACGCGGGTTGCGGATGCTGGGACCAAGCGCGTGTTTGTTCCCTCGTCGGTTACCGGCTGGCTGCGTGATGGGGTGCTCTGGGATGCGCCACGCGGCGGGAGCCAGGGCGTGCGCCTTATGGCTCCGAGCCCGGGGGCGGTGCCTTCTGAATGGGGGTACCGTGTGGAGGCACAGCTACGGGATGTAGCGGGATGTGCCGCGCAGCTGCCGTACCCGAGCATTTACGTTCGTGCGGGTGTGACGCTGAATTTGGCGGAGGTTGCCCCCGCCGGTGCGGAGAGTACGATTCCTGCGCCGGTACCTGTGAAGGGCGACCGTGGGGACCGTGGTGAGCGTGGAGAGCCTGGACCCAAGGGCGACCGTGGGGACCGTGGTGAGCGTGGAGAGCCTGGACCCAAGGGCGACCGTGGGGACCGTGGTGAGCGTGGAGAGCCTGGACCCAAGGGCGACCCTGGCGGGCTGGACGCGGAAGCAGCCGCACTTGTGCAACGCCTCGCCTCCGGGGCAGCCCCGCGCGATACTGGCTGGCGACGCGAAGAGTCCCCAGCCCTCGCCGCCGGAGCTCTCTTCTACCGTCGCGTCGGAGACTGGTGCATCATCGCCGCCCGCGGCGGCTCCTGGGACACTATCACTGTCCACGACCGCCCCGACATCCCAGATGAAGCGTACCGCGATAGAAACGAAAAGATTCGTCTCAGCAACAACGTTCCACCCGGGTGGCAATCCAACAATCCTGTACTAGCCCCCGTGGTCACAGACACGGGAGAACCCCGAGGTATCATTCTCCTCCACTCAAGGGGCGACGGGAATCGTATCACCTGGCGTCGCGGGACCCTTGACCTTTCCCCACAAAACCGCAGCAACCTGCGGTGTGGCATACTCATCTACCCAGCCTCCGATCCGTTCCCGACTGCGCTGCCGGGCACCCCAGCCTAAACGTGGCGCGGGAACACCAAAAAAAATTATTCACTTAGAAAGGACGGTAACCAGACATGGCTACCATCGCACAAGAACTCGCCGCGGCTCAGGACGCCGACCTGCTCAAGCGCGCCATTCAGGCCGCGCAGCGTCAGCGCATCCCCAATGCTCAGTACTCTGTGGAGGCGAATATCGGACTCCTCGTCTCTCTGCCCACCGGGGTAGGCTCCATGAAGACCATCGCAGACGAACACGCCTACGCCGTCGCTGAACATGCCGCGGCTGTGGCAGCACTGGATAAGGAGCAGGCCGAGCTGGACGCCAAGCGTGCTGCGCTCGCTTCCCCGGGCGCAGACCCCGCCCGTGTGACGGATGAGTACATCATGCACGCCATCGGAGTTCTCTTTAAGGCACCAAGCGCCGAAGAAGCCCCCGCCATGAGCGAATAGGAGCGGTATGTTGCCAGAGATTCCCCGCATCGGGCACCCGGTGCTGGACGGCATCATCCAAGCTACAGTCTCAGTTGGAGCCGTGCTCTTCGCCTTGCTGGTTGCCTGGAATAAGTGGGGCGCCCCGCAATGGGAGCGCCTGAATTCCAGGGTGAGCTCCATCAAGGAGCAGACCAACAATAGCCACGAGACGAACCTGCGCGATGACCTGGATAAGGTTCTCGCGCAGGTGGAGCAGGTGAGTGGGGCGCTGGAACAGATGAACTCCGAGACGAACACCGCCATGCAGAACGTGATGAAGCAACTGGATGTCATCGCCGAGGACTTTACTGCAGCTCGCGCCGAGCACGCCGATTTCCGGAAAGATATTGGTGGGCTGCGGGATGAGATGCGGCATGCGCGCAAGCGCCATGATGCCAGCGAGGACAGGATTACTGCCATCGAAACACGAGGCAGCTCATCTTTTGCCCGCGCTATGAAGAAGGAAGATTAGCCCCCAACATGGGGGCTTCAACGTTTAAGAAGAGGGAGCGATGAGGTATCTCGTAGAAGTTATTGAGGCTGAACAGGCGCCGCCGGGTCAGTCGGCTCAGCCGCAGTCAGAGCAGGCGGCGGTAGCGCCTACCCACCGCACTGTGAATGTGGTGGACGCTGGTGCAGACCCGACCGGTGTGAAGGATTCTACCGCTGTGATTAACGCGGCTATTCGCCGTGTGCATGAGGCTGGTGGCGGCACCGTGCACCTGCCGGCAGGTGCGTACCGCGTGTCCGCGCCGTTTATTGAGCTGCTTGGTGGTGTGCATCTGCAGGGTGCTGGTCGCGAGTCGACCATCATCTTTGCGGACACTGGTGCCGGTTCGGAGCAGAAGACGGCAATCATCCACGCCGGCACTTGGTTCACCCCGCGTGTCGGCAAGGACAATTTGTTGATGGGTGTCTCTGACCTCTGGATTAAGAGCTCACACGCTCACCCGTCGCATGTCTCGTCTACGACCCCGCGCCCTGGTCAGGACGGCATGCACCCGAATGTCGGCGGCGTCCTCCTGCACACCGAGCTGGGTGATAACCCGCCGGATCCCGACGGCGCCCACCGTATCGAGAACGTCCTCATCTGGGACGTCGCTTTCGGCGTAGCAGTCCTCGGCCTCGATGACCAGGGATGCCAGCTGCGGAACATCCGCGTCCGCCGCACTCTGGGCGCTGGCGTGGTGGTGGGCAAATCGCCGGAGCATATTGCGTCGGTGACGGCTGGTCGCCGTGAAATCGGTGCAGCAGACAATATTCTCGACGCTGTCGACGTATCGAGTGCCAACATCGCCGGCGGCACTAATGCAGGCTTCGAGATTTACGCGACCAATACCACTATGGTCTCGTGCAAGAGCTGGTACAACCGACGAAGCATCCACGGCATCGACGGCAAGCCGGCAGGCATCTGGGACACCTCCAACATGCACCGCTTCACCGCCGCCGGCGCAGGCTTCTTCATCCGTGGAGGACGCAACATCCTCACCGCGTGTACTGCCCAGGAGAATGGCGGTCACGGCTTCGTGCAGGTCGGTCATTCCTCGCAGATCACCGGGTGCCGTTCTGCTTCGAGCTCCTGGCATGACTGTGTCAGCGGTGATGCTAAGCCCAGCGAGGCGGCGGACTTTTTCGTTACGAATTGGGCGCATCACCTCATCTTCTCGAACAACATTGCGCAGGCAGAGTACAAGGGCAAATCCGCGAAGTACGGTGTCGCCGTCGAGAAGTGGGCACACGACATCAGTGGCACCTCAAACATGACCGTGGACATCCCCACCCCGCACCGCGCCACCGACATGGGCGTGGCTGTGAAGCTGGAAATCAACAACACCATTAATTAAAAGGAGAAAACAATGAAGTATCAGGACATCACCGAGTACGATGCGACTTCGTTCACCGCAGCGAATCGCACTATCGACGACATCGACACCATTGTTATTCATCATTGGGGCAACGACGGCCAGCGCTTCGAGGACGTATGCAATTTCTTTGTGGGCGGCCCCGGTACCAGCGCCCATCTTGTCGTTGAGGCTGGTCGTTGCGCCCAGCTCGTAGAGTTTAAGGACATCGCCTGGCATGCGGGCAACTGGGCAGCAAACCAGCGCTCGATTGGTATCGAGTGTCGCCCCGAGATGAGCAATGAGGATTTCGAGACCGTCGCACAGGTAATCGCTGATCTGGAGACTTTCTATGGAAAGTCCTTCTACATCAATGGCCACAAGGAATATTTCGCGACTGCTTGCCCCGGCCGATGGTACGACCAGCTCGACCGCCTCATCGACCGCGTGAACGCGATCAAGGAGGGCAAGGTCGAGCGCGGCATCGAGGGTGTCCCCGCACCCCTGGACAAGGCGGAGGTCTCGGCTCTGCGTGCGTCCTGGGAGAAGCTGCAGAACGCGGTCGATGAGCTGGGCAAGGAGATTGACAATAATGCGTAACCTATCTCGCCGCCAGTATGCGGTGCTCCGTAAGAGCATTTATCTCGTTGCGCCTGCGCTGTCCGCGGTGCTAGTTGTTTTCGGCGTTTGGACAAATGAACAGGCAACTACTGTGACCGGCGCTGTGACTACCATTCTCACGACTGCGATCGCATTCTTCAATACCAACCCGGACGCGTATGAAGAGGCAGACACCGATGCCTCTGCGGAACCTGCCGTCTCTGCTGAAAGTGGGGAGTAAATGGGGACCAACCCCAACCTCCCCCTATTTCTACCCCGGAATATCAAGGAAGCCATACTTTTTCATAAACAAGGCTTTCTAATGTGAGAGCGCACACGTAACAGGTGTGCAAACTATATGAACCCCCGTATTTCCTCTAGCTGACTAGGGGAAATGCGGGGGTTCTTCTTTTTTATGCCAGGTTAAATACTGGTTCATTTTCGGCATTTACTGGTTTCAAAGTGGGGAGTAAATGGGGACCAAATCTAGCCCGCCAGCCCCTCCAACGCTTCCGCAAACGCCGCCTGCTTACTCCGCTGCACATAGGCAGATCTCGTCATCTCCTCCGACGCATGGCCAAGCTGCAAAGATGCCTCCGCAATACCCAGCCTCTCATCCAGGAAAGTGGCAGTGGTCTTCCTCAGTACATGCCAGGTCACCCACTCCAAATCCGAGCCCTTGAGCGCCCTACCAAGCCATGTCCTCGCCGAATTGTACGCCAGAGACTTACCGCCCTGTTCAAACACGAACACGGCGCCCTCACGGGCCGCTGAGCGCCGCCTCCGAAGCACCTCAAGAACAAAGGGCGGCACCTGCAGAGTACGAACCTCGTGAGTCTTCGTATCCGCCTGCCAGCCCTTACCTTGAATCAACGTGCCACGGACAGTCACCGTGCCAGACTCCAGATCCACGTCCTCCCAGCGCAAGCCTGCCCCCTCGCCCCAACGGCAACCAGTACCGAGCAGAACGTCCACCAGGTCGGGCATCCACCCGTCATAGGTCGGCGTAGGTTCAAGCGCAGCCACCAGCGACCGCAGAGCCTTCACCTGCTCCAGATCCAGCGCTCGCACCTGCTTCTTCTTGCCTTTCACCGTGCGGGTCGCCAGCACGGGGTTGTGGGGGAGTGCTCCGAGTCGCACAGCCTCGTCCAGCGACATTTTCAGTACCAACCTCTGGTTGTACCGGCTGGTGGGAGCCTGCACTGAGGCTAGGTAGGAATCGATGCGACCTGCCGTCACCTCCTTCAGCCGTAGTGAACCCAAAGCGCCGGCAACCTGCCCAACCCACAGCTTGTAATTACGCAAGGTGTTTAGCGCCAACCCATCATCCAAACCAGACACCCACCGCTCCAGAGCCTCCCTAAGCGTCGTCGCAGAGGACAGCTCAGCACCAGCCACAGGCAGATTCGACAACTTCAACTTCACACGATGCTCAGCCGCCGCACGAGTAGGCCCCTGCGCCGTCACCTCCCGCCGCACGCCAGCGCTATCACGAAAATAGACACGCGCCATCCAGCGTTTCGGCTTAATCCGCCGAGCCATAATCTTTCCATGAGAACCAATCGGAAGAGGGTCCCTAACCACCCGCTTCTCCTTTCACTTGCGCTCGACCGCAGGTGACGCTAAACTCAGTCACTCTCGTTCGAGCAGACCTTCAGCATGGACTGCACAGGAACCGCCCCGTCTACTGCCGGATACAGTAGGTGGGGCGGTTATCTTTTTTTACCCAAAACCCGCCGCACGACACGCCGACACCTTGAGGCTCTTGCCGCAATCGCCACGTGACGCTACACTACTTCGGCAATAACCGATAACTACGAGGCGGAACCTGCGAAGGCGAGCTGAGTCGGCATCTTATTGTTGTGTGAGTGAACAGCATCAGACAGATCTAAGCGCTTATTTCTCCTTACATTGATTGATGATGCACAGACGGGGCGGACTGGACTAGCTATCCAGACCGCCCCGTTTGCTATTCTCCCAAAGCCAAGCAGAGAGAATACGCTCAGTCACCTCAAGCTCAGCCGCCGCAGCAGGCAAAGAATCAGGAGCCACCGCCAACGCTGTACGCACCGCATGTGGCTGCAGGAGCCAGCCGGCGGCAACGGTGTCGGCGCGGCGCTCGCGTTTGGTTGAGGCGACGTCGTCCATGGGGGAGTGTTCGTCTCCGTTGATTGCGTGGGCGAGCTCGTGGGCTATGACGCATCGTCGCTGTCGCCACAGGAGCCCGGGGGCGGTGAGTATGGTCCGGGTCTGTTCGTCCCAGAGGGCGAGTGTGCCGGCAGGTGGCTGGGCTTCGACGATGCGGATACCCAAGCTCGCGGCGTGGCGGTATGGATCGTATGTATTTGCTGTTGAAGTCATGAGTGAGTTGGTGAATAGGGGGTAGCTTAGTTAGGCTCCGGCAGGGTCTTCAGTAATGACCGTATCGGCAGGATGTGCGGCAAGCGTGTAGCCTGCCTGCGCTGCCTGCTCGGCACGTGCCAAAATCTGCGCAGCCAGTTCCTTATCAGACACTGAAGAGGTTTCCGCCGCTAACTCTTTCTGCAATGCCGCTTCTGCACGGAAACATACCTCAGCAGGACTCAGATCAAGCGCCCTACAGATGAGTTCAAACTCGTTCGTATTGAGCGGGGAAGAATCGAGGTTCAAAGTTAGGGAAAGGCGGTTGCGGCTAACCCCCGACAACTCTTCCAGTGCTCGTAGAGTAAGTCGACGGCGCGATTGTGCAGCGCGGAGTTCCTCATTCAATAGCTGACTAAAACGGTTTGCGGGGCCAGTACTACGACGGCCAGCGGTGGTCTTACGTTCTTGCTTCATGCACTCAGTGTATATAAAGACAAGAAAAAAATCTAGATTTTTAAAAAAAATCAGATTTTCGCTTGACTTGTCCCATAGCAGGGACATAAGCTAATTACATCACCACGAAAGGAGACAGGATGAGTCACCGTAACAATGGCGAGATTCTCGCCGAGAATATACGGCTCGCTTTCGCTAAAGCAAAGCTCACGCGAGCAGAAGCGGCAGCCAAGGTAGGGATTAGTCGAGCTCGACTCTCTGCCCTTGAAAACCACAATGCCCCGATTCGAGCCACTGAACTTTGGGATTTGGCAGCAGTACTCGAAGTGAGCCCTGGCTGGTTCTTCGAAGAGCACATTCCCGAATTAACCACCTCTTAATTTTTTTATCCGCTTGTCCCTGGTAAGGGATTTATACACATACAAGGGACTCACAAGATGCTAACCATCCCTAACGACCACCTAGCGCTCTGGTCGCCTGAAGAGCTCGCTGAGGCTCTCGGCGTGAAAGAGCAGACTCTCGCTGACTGGCGGAACGCCCGCACCGGCCCCGCCTTCATCCGCACCAGTAAGGGCCAGCGTGGCGGCAGGATCTACTACACCTCAACCGCCGTCATGGACTGGCTCCAGTCCCTCCCCGTCACCCACACCACCAACTGAGGAAACACCAATGTCCACCACCGAAACCCAGAGGCCCACCCGCCCGCGGTTCTGCTCCGACGAAGCCATCCAGGAAATGTACAACATCATTGAGGACTTCGCCCTCTACGCAAAAGACCGTGATAGCACCACGGTGCATATCACGGTCAAGGAAGCAATTGCCATCGTAGAGTCGGCGCTCGCACGACGCCGATTCCAGCTCGCCGTCCGCGCGGAACCTAGAGGCCAATCGCCTTACGAGCAGCAGCCCAGGCAAGAGCCCTAGAGTTCTCGGAAACCTGCAGCCAGTCCCATGCACTGCGGTAGAACGCCTTCGCTTCGGAGTCTGTGGTGCGGTTAGACACTGCATCGACTAAAACAGTGAATTCCATATATGCGTTGTACAAGCTGAAGCTGCCGCTCAGCTCATCGGAGAAAGCGGCCTCCACACGGCGCATAACCTCGTGGATGTACGCACGGAAAGAACTGCTCAGTCCCTGGTCGTCTGCAACGTAATCCGCGACCTCGCGAACCTTGGAAGCCATCGCCTCACGCTGGGAGTCGAGCCAATCAAGCATCCCAGGTTCAGTGGAGTTAGCGAATGCATCAAAGTTACCCGCCAAAGCAGACAGCATGTCCAGCTCGTAGCTCTCTAAGTGGAACGAAGAGTCCCACCCGTGGGGGTACTGGAAAATCGCTTGAGCCCACCGGGCGTAATACTTCGAGGCCCACGACAAATTATGTTTGGGGCGCTCAACCTCCACGACCTTCACAAGGCGCTGGATATCACGCAGCAGAAGCGCCGCATGCAAAGCCTGCGCGATTTCCTCCTCAGTATCCAAAGGGCGTGCAAAACGTGCAGAAGAAGAGGACTGCGACCAGCTCTCAAACACGCGAAGCAGCTCACGAGCAGGGTTAGCAAGCATGAGAGAACTCCTCACATATTGACTATCAGGTTCATCAACCAACCATACCAACTAAGGAAACACCAATGAACGAGAAACACCTAAATCCCGCCGAAGCGCTCGCCACGGAGCACGCCCGAACCATCTGGTGGGCACGGCACCTCACCGTACACACCCGAGACCCGCGTCTTCGCGGCAAGAAGGCACCTGCACTTCACTGCGGGGCATGCCAGGAAGTCTACGCCGAGTTGGAGCCCGGCAACATCGCCAAAACTATGGGCACCGCCGCAGCCGAACACATCAAGGCTGCACACCCCGACTTCTGGACGGAACTCATCGCTCACGCGAACAAGTGCCTGGACGCCGCCCGCATCTGCTGGGACCGCAGGAACAGCATCCGACCTGACCTGCGACCCACCCTGCACGAAAACGAGCTGTTCAAGAACCGCGCGAACATCCACATCCCGTGCCCCATTGATTGCGGTGTGACACTGCATGACGCGCTAACCAGTGACCAGATCAAGGACGAAGCCACGCTCCAGTTCTCAGATGAAGCGGTAGAGCACTGCATCACCCGCCTCGCAGAGCACCTGATGCGTCACCGCCGCAGCCAAATCGCACAGCTCCTCTAACCACCCACCACACACCAGCCAGTAAAGGACACACCATGACCACCCCCAAGACCAAACGCGACCGCGCTGCAGGCCGCCACCACCGCCACACCGCCATCCAGACAATCATCGACAACCACGACCAGGTCCGAACCGACATCGACAGCCTCGACAACAGCGTCGCGTGCCTCCAGGACGAACTCTGCGAGACCCGCCGCCTCACCGACCACCTCAACGGGAGGGTCGCACAGCACACAAAGGATGTGAACGCCAACGTCGGATTCGCAATGCAATGCATCGTGGAAACCGAACGCAAGCTCACCGAAACCGAGTGCGCAGTCGGAATCCTGCAGGGCGCCGGCAAAGACCAGCGCAAGGCGCTCGCCCAGCTCGACCGCTACACCAAGCGTCTACATGCAAAGCAGACGAGCCAGAACCACGACCTCACCCTCGTTCGCGCTGACCTTGCAGAGGCGGAAAAGAAACTTATCACCCTCGCCTGGATCAGCCTCGCCCTCTGGGTCGCCGCAGCACTCACCATCCTTATCCTCCTCCTCATCTAGCCCAAGGACACTCACCATGACCACCGACCGCACTATCCGCACCGCAAAAGCCCTTGTCTGGGCTTGCGCGCTCGCCTCCGTCATCATCATTGGAATCGGCACCGCACAGCCCACAATCACCTTCCGAGCAATCATCTTCGCGATTGCGCTCGCCCCTGCTTCCGCCGCAATCCTCATTGGCAGCTTTGTCCATGACCACACCAAAGGAGGGCTCAATGGCTAACTCACCCCTCAGTAACCTGCCCACCCTCACCGAATGGTTGAAGGCGCACCCCGGTGAGCATTTGCTCCCCGCCGCAACCGTCGCGCGTGAAGCAGGCATCAAAGAAACCACACTGCGCGCCTACGCTGGCGACTCCATCAAAGCCGCCGTCACCTCCCGCCTCCGCCCCGTAGCTAAAGGCGACTTCAACGGGAACTACTGGTACAAGCCCTCAGACGTCGAGGCATGGCTAGAGAAACGCGCAGCCTCCAAACAGCTCTGCCGCCGCCACATGCAAGCAATCCACTGGCGCAAGAAACGCCTACCCATCCAAGGAAACACCACCCATGACCACCAAGATTGACCTGCCCCACAAGACGATGTTCGAGGCATGCAACCCCGGCACCAAGCTTGTCTCTGAAAGCCAGGTCGCAGCCGCCGCCGGTATCAAGGTCAGTACTGTCCGCACCTACTCAGGTGCCGCTGTTCGAGCCGCCGGTATCCGTCTCCGTCCCGTAGCCAAGGACGATGACGGCCGCCTATGGTACAAGGTCTCAGACGTTGAAGTCTGGCAGCGAAACCGCGCAGCAGGCAGAGCCCGCTACCGCGCAATGATGACGACCTCCATCCACGTCTAGCCCCCCACAGCTTCCCCCGCCGCCCCTTTTCCTACAGTAGCCACACAGGCGGCGGGGGACCCCACCACTCCACACCCCACCCAAGGAAACACCACCATGGCAAGCCACAAAATCGCAATCGAATTCGTCCACGGCACCGCCCCCGGCGAAAAAGACATCATCCACACCTACGCCGACTGGGACGGCCGCCGCGGAGAGCCCACCCGCACCAAAGCCATCATCGACGCAGTCTCCGCAGCAATCGCCCCCCGCGCTTGCAGCACCTTCGACGTACACCCCGGCGGAGACGTCTACCTCTACACCGGAGGCTACCCTCGACGAACGATGCTCTGGGCAACCTACACCCTCCTCAACTAAGGAAGAAACACTGATGCAAGAACACCAGGAACACGAAGGCTTCCCCTTCACCGTCGAAGTCCTACAGCTCACCAGGGACGGGGAAATCGTAGGCAGATGCTTCCGTATCACATGCGGCACCTGCCGGCAGAGAAACACCAAAGCCGTTGAATCACTCAACTCCCTGGTCCTCCAAGACGCATTTGAAGAGCTCTGCGAAGAAGCCAAGCTCCACGCCAGCTCCCACGACGACACCAACTACGCCGAATAAGCACCCACACCCCAAGGACACACCATGAACCGCTACCACCCGATCGCAGCACCAGACACCGACCTCACCATCAACGGCACCACCATCCGCCACCTCTACGACGCAGACCGCATCTGGGTCCACAACACCGACATCGCAGAAGCAATCGGAGCACTCGCCAAAGGCAGCCTCCTCACCGGCGTCTCCGCCAAATGGAAGCGGAAGTGGCGCGAAGACCTCGGCTGCGGCAAAGCAACCCGCGCTGCAACCTACATGACCACTGAAGGGCTCCTGCAGCGCTCCATGAGCATGAAGCGAGACAGCGACAGCTACCCCCGCCTGCGCGAAGCAATCGACCAGATCCGCACCCTCGAAGCAGAACGACGAACCCAGCACGCCGAAGCACTCACCACCGCGGCACATGGAGCCGACCCCAAGGACGAACCAACTCTCCCTATGACGCTCACCGCGCCGCCGGCGCTCACCGCTGAAGCTGCTGAATCGCCGCAGAAATCCGCAGAGGTGCTCGACCGAGTAGAAGAGGCGAAGAAGAGCCTCGCCCCGTTCACCCCCGCCGCACTGCGCAACGCAAACCTCGGTAAGCGCCAGCGTCAGATACGCGAGCGCATGTCCCAAATCCAGCATCTACTCGACCTCCTGCGTGAGGATTTGGTAGATGCCGCCATTGAGAAAGACATCACTAATTAGCAGTGTTCTGCTGATTTTGACCAAGTTGTAGAGAAAAATGTTCTACACTGCTACCACCGCAAGGAGCCCCCCTCATGCCTTGGCTGAAAGTATCTGATACAGCCGCTCAGCATCGCATTGTGTGGCGAGCGCTGGAGATTCCCGGCGCGAGCATGCAGTCGATGTGGTCGTTGTTTGGTCAGGTGCTTGCTTTGGCTGTTGAGGCGGCGGCGTTCAAGACTGACTATGTTGTTGAGCGCGGCTCTATTCTGAAGTTCACCGGTACTCCGGATGCTGCACAGAAGTTCATCGCTGATGCGACGTTCTGTGGGTACCTTACCGGTGAGGTGCCGCTGGATGATGGGCGTATCGCCTATCGTTTGGTGGAGGATGAAGACCTGTTCCATATGCGTCTACGAGAGGAGATTGATTGGGAAAACAGGCGGCGTAATGACACCCGTAACGGTGCGTTGATTGTGCCAATTCGTGCTCGCGACGGCGATGCATGTCGTTGGTGCGGCAACGTCGTTTACTGGGGTAACCAGAAGGGCGGACGTGGCGCGACCTATGACCATTTGAATCCTGGAGTTCCTGCAGAAACTCCGGAGGATATGGTCGTGGCGTGTCGAAGCTGCAACTCGTCCCGCAAGGACAATGCTGGTTGGGCGGTAGATCTTCTACCTGCCCCGTCGAGGCCGTATTTTAGTGCAAAGAGCGCGGCTTGGCTGACTGAGAATGGGGTGCTTACTAAGGCATCTGCTCCGTCAGATAAGCCGGTTGGTAGGTCGGTCGTGGCCACCTCGCAGGTAAGAGAGTTCTCCCGGAGTCAGATCCAGAACCAGGGCACTGGTAATGGTGATGGTTCGCAGGTTATTGATGAACCCTTGCCTGTGGTGCAGGCCACCTCGCAGGTAAGAGAGTTCTCCCGGAGTCAGATCCAGAACCAGGGCACTGGTAATGGTGATGGTTCGCAGGTTATTGATGAACCCTTGCCTGTGGTGCAGTCGCAGACCGACTCGCAGGTAAGAGAGTTCTCCCGGAGTCAGATCCAGAACCAGGGCACTGGTAATGGTGATGGTTCGCAGGTTATTGATGAACCCTTGCCGGCGGTGCACACCAACAGCTCTTTGCCGACCATCAGTGCGCAGCAGATGATTGACGAATTCTCTGCGCAAATCGATGCAGCCGAACTTGCCCTCATCAACGAGCAAGCATCCGCTGCAGAGGTCGTTGAAGAGCCAACCCCGGTATCCGGTGCACCGGATACCGGGGGAGACTCCAACGGCCATTTCGTCGTACCCAAAACCACCTCTCAAGACCCCTCACAGGATTGGGAGGAATTGGGAGGTGATTTGAATCAGGAGGGTGACGGATTCGAATCCGCCGGGTCGGGACGGGACGGGAACGGGCAGGGCACCGCTCGCGGTAGCGAGCAGAGTGCCCCTGTAACTGACCCTTCCGCTGGGACTCAGGCGGCGAATTCCTCCCAATTACTCCGAATCGATTTGAATCATGAGGGTGACGGATTCGAATCCGCCGGGTCGGGTCGGGACGGTAAAGCCGATAAGAACCTAACCACTTCAGAATCGAAACGCCCTCGTCATCGCCGAGCTCGACCCCGCCGAACCAGGAGGTAGAAGCGTGAAAGCACAAGACTATTTGATGCTCAATGCACGAACCATGACTGAAGCTCAGTTCCAATCAGCAATCATCACCCTGGCAACCCGCCTGGGCTGGATGCACTACCACACCCATGACTCCCGCCGGTCGCCGGCTGGTTTTCCTGACCTGGTACTCGTCCATCCCATCAAGCGGCGAACCCTATTCAGAGAATTGAAGGCGATGAAGGGGCGAGTCTCAGCTGCACAAGTCCAGTGGCTCGACGCGCTCGCTTCAGCTGGCCAGGACGCTGGAGTGTGGAGACCTGACATGTGGACAGCAATCGTGAAGGAGCTGAGTCAATGACTGAGCAAGATACCACTGAGATGCGCCGCCGGGTGCGAGCCATCCTGAATGTCTTGGCCTTTGCCCACGTCCGAGCTGAGGACATAGGGGCATCAGCTGAGACACTCGAAGATGCTCCCTTGGAAATGGCGTTGCTAGATCAGCTTCGGCAGGCTGTCACTGAACAGGGGACTGAACACGGGAAGGGTCCATCGTCCTCTGGCTCGAGCTCGCCACTGGATGTTGCGGCGTTGGATTTGTGGACTGCGGTTGGTCACTCTGCTGCGGAGACTGCGGCAGCTGTTGGGGTACCGGCGGGGAAATCTCCAGCTGACACTATGCGTGCCGTCATGCCTCATATCGCTCATGCTAGTCTTCCTGTTCTGGTTTGGATTGGAGAGGAGTGGAGCGAGTGGGTGTCAAAGATTCAGGAGTACCTGCAACCCGTTCGCCGTACACCGATAGACCGCGTGTGCCCTGTCTGTCACCAGAAGCTCCGAACCTGTCGAGATGAATTCGGCGCGACGGTACAGAAGCCGTGCCTGGTTGCTGTCTGGGACGTTGAGGGGGAGCAGGTTCAGCGCGTCGAATGTTCGGCTTGCTCTGCGATTTGGCCGCGGGCTTTCCTGTGGAATCTGCTGTCTGCCGATGAGGAGGAGGAGACGCTGGTTAGGCTGTCCTCTGGTGTGTAACGGGGGTGGTTGCACAAGGGGGGATGATGACGCTAGACTATCCCGCTTACCACTGGTGTGTCCTCTGCCCAGCAGGGGGGGTGGTAATGATGCGGGAGACATGTTCAATCGTGTCGGATTCTTCCTCTGGTGGGGGAGGAGGGAAGGCAATATCCTCCCCCACCAGGTACCAGCCCGCAAGCTACAAATGAATAGTGGAAGAAGGAGGAAGCAATGGCGACTAGCCGCACCGGCACCGCTCGCTGGAAGAACCTCCGAAAGCAGGAACTCGCCGCAGCTTTTGAACGCGGCGACATGCGCTGTCCTATTTGTTTCGTTGCCTATGACTGGCATCGGAGTAAGCAGCCGAATAGTCCCGAGCTTGACCACGTGACAGCTCACGCTGAAGGTGGCAAAGATGTTGTGGAGAATACTCGCGTCATCTGCCGCCAATGCAACCAGAGACTCGGCGGAAAGCTCGGAGGCAAACGCTCTCAAGCTCGCAAGACAATCAGAATTGCGGAGCCGATTCGACCGAAAACAACGCTGATCCTTTAGCCCCAACCATCCACCCCAGCCGGTGACCTTTCACCGCTATACGGGGGACATCATCAACCGGGGCAAACCACCTGAAGCAAACAGGACCAGGGGGGTACCCCCTCCCCCGGGGGACGAGTT